AAGACCAATAACTTCAATACAATTCTACTGGATTGGAGAGTACATCCAGAACGTGACCAAGCATGGCGTGACCGTCAAACGGAACTGATGGGTGAACTTCAAGCAATTCAAGAACATGATGCGTCATTCATCTTTTCAGGTAATACGGTTATTCCAGCAGAAATTCTGGAATTCTATAAGGCTACCTATGTTCAAGAACCAATATCTAAAGAAGGATTTGATAGTAACTTATGGATTTGGGAATACCCGTCCCCATCAAAATCATATATTGTCTGTGCAGACGTGTCCCGTGGAGATGGTGAGGACTATTCGACTTTTCACGTAATTGATGTAGAAACCTCAACCCAAGTCGCAGAATATAAAGGAAAGGTAGAAACCAAACAGTTTGGAAATATGTTGGTGTCTATTGCTACCCAATATAATGATGCTCTCCTCATCCCCGATAACAGTTCTATTGGTTGGAACGCTATCCAGCAGATTATTGACCGTAATTACCGTAATCTGTTTTATATGTCTAGAGATTTACAATATGTGGACGTAGAACATCAACTTAATAGAAAGTATTTAAAAGAAGATAAAAATACGTCTTTGGTGCCTGGATTTATGATTTCCCAACGAACCCGTCCATTGATTATTGCTAGACTCAAAGAATATATGTTGGATAATTCATTTACTATTCGGTCATCTAGAATGATTGCGGAACTGGAAACGTTTATTTGGAAGAACGGCCGTCCGGAAGCATTGGGTGGGTACAATGATGACTTGGTATTGGCATTATGTATCGGGCTGTGGGTTCGGGACACAGCCCTCAGATTACGTCAAGAAGGTATTGAATTAACCAAAATAGCATTAGATGGAGCAAAATATCAGACAAATGCTATGGTGTATACCAACAATAATTTGAACCACAATCCGTATGAGATGCAAATAGGTCCAGAAAAGGAAAATTTACGGTGGTTACTGTAAATACGTTATACTTATATAGTAGTGTCTTTATATACTATTTTTGGGGTAAAGTATGAAAGCAGAAGATTTTAAGAATATGGTTCGAGAAATCATTCGTGAAGAATTATCTTCTCTTGTCCAAGAACAAGCTGAACAATGGTGGTTAAAACCAGCGGAAGCTGAAACTGACCCACATATGGAACCAAATTTAGTACATGAAGATGAATATGATAGAAAGCGTGACGCTGAATTGGACAAAAATCCAATGTGGGGTTACAATAGACAACGATACACCCCACCAAAAACTAAGCCAGTAAAGAATCCTGCAAAAACCTTTCGTCAACTATTCATTAAAACGATGGTAGCAGGTAAAATCAAGTATAAGGACGCAGAAGGAAAAGAACACGAAGCAACAGTAGCATCATTACTCAAGTATCCAAAAGACCATCCAGGATATAAGGCTGCAGCAAGACATTATGCTTCTGGAATACAACGGGCTCCAAAAGACGAAGCTATCTGTGAAGGAGAAGGGTGTATTGACGAAAAGTCAGTTCCACAACCATATAACCGTAAGGGCGCTCGTAAAATGTCCAAGAGTCAAATTGAAAAGCGTAGAAAGATTGGTCGTGATATGATGGCTAACGAAAAGACAGTCAGTAAGTTCCGTAAAAAATATGGGGATGAATGGAAGGATTATCTTTGGGCAGCAGCATCATCTGCTGTATTTAGACAAAGTGGTTCAACCAAGAGTGACGATAAACGGAAAAAGTAATGAATTATAAATCGTTTTTTAATTTTGAACAATATCACAAACCACATAAGCGACATGATCCACCAGGGTCCGAAGACGCAGATGTGAATAATGATGGAAAAGTAGATAAAAATGATAAGTACATAATGGCAAAACGCCGTTTATATAAGCAATATCAAGCAGCACAAACAAGTAAGAAAAATACAGACTTTTCTACACCGAAGTTGGAGAATAACATGATTAGATTAATGGGATTAGTAGAACTACCACCAGTGACGCCACTTAAAGAAGAAGAAAAGTGGATTCAAAAGGCAATTGAAAAGCCAGGTGCACTCCACAAGCAACTCGGTGTACCCGCAGGAGAAAAGATTCCAGCTGCCGACCTTAAGGCAGCAGCTGAAAAGGGTGGCAAGCTTGGAAAGCGTGCTCGTCTTGCGATGACCTTAAAGAAGCTTAAGGAAGAAGCTGACCTTACTGAAGAACAACTCGCAAAGGTTAACGCAATGTTAGAAGCATTAGACCCAGTTGGTAAGGAAGATGGTGACATCGATAATGACGGAGATAAGGATTCTTCTGACAAGTATTTACAAGCTCGTCGTGATGCAATTGGTAAGGCAATGCAAAAGGAAGGTGCAGAAGGTGAAGACCATGAAGTTTCTATGGCAAACAATTCACTAGATACCATCATTAAGATGGCAACTGAATTGAAGGCTAAGATGGGACAAGACGAAAAAGATATTCCAGCATGGATTCAAGACCACATCACCCAAGCACAAAACTTTATTTCACAAGCAGCAACTAACTATCACGAATACGATAAGACGGAAGAAGTCCCACACCCAGACATGGATAACCATACTGACAAAGATTTAGAAGCAATGAAAGAAACAGTCAACGAAGCTGCACCTGAAGGTTGGGAAAAGACTGTTCTCGCAATGAAGAAGCACAAGGAAATTGATAATCCTTGGGCACTTGCACATTGGATGAAGAAGAAGGGATATCAACCAAAGAAGGAAGGTAAGTAATCATGCCACCAGTCGTTAAGTTTATCTCCATTCTCTTATCTAGTAGAGAACAAGCACATATCTTCCATCTTCAAACTCCATCCTATGCCCAACATAAGGCATTACAAGGGTACTATGAAGATATCGTAGATTTGATTGACACCTATGTAGAATCATATCAAGGTCGTTATGGTATTTTGAAGGGGTATAAGCCAAGTAACACCATCCTTGAAGATGATTCAACTGTCAGTTATTTTATGGGACTTCAAAAGTTCGTAGACGAAACCCGTAGTCAACTTCCACAAGACGGTGAACTTAACAATACTGTTGATGAAATCGCTGGTCTTATCTCATCAACTGTTTACAAGTTAAAGTTCTTAAAGTAATATGAAATACAGAGACTTTTTTCCAGAAGGATATTCTGACGGAGCAGTATTTAACCAAACCAAGAAAGATTTTGGTCAAGAAGCACCAGAAGAAATGCCTGTTACCGACCCAGAAGATTTAGCAGTTCGTAGTGCTCGTATTAGTGATATCTTAGAACGTAATATCCCAACCAGTCCCGACAAGTGGGCAAAAGCAAAAGCAGCAGCTCGGGCAAAGTTCAAGGTTTATCCATCGGCATACGCTAACTTATGGGCAGCAAAGAAATACAAAAGTATGGGTGGTGGATGGAAGAAGGGAAAGAAATGATTAAGTTAATGGACCTCATCCCTGAAACATGGACCAAGAAATACAAGAGGTCAATTGACTGTAGTAATCCAAAAGGCTTTAGTCAACGAGCCCATTGCGCAGGTCGCAGAAAGCGAAAGCGTGGTGGTAAAACCAAATCCAAACCAGTATGACACGATTCGCAGACTTACTTGTTGAAGTTTCTATCGACCTTGATGAAAAGTACCAAACCAAGGGTGAACTTGGAAAGTGGATTCGTCAAAAGTGGGTAGACATTTCCAGAAAAGACCCAAAGACCGGCAAGCATCCACCGTGTGGAGCTTCCGCTGGTAAGAAAGAACGAAAGGGTGGGTCAGCAAAGTATCCAAAGTGTAGACCCGCCCGTTCCGCAGCAGCAATGAGTAAGGGTGAAAAACGGTCAGCAGTCACCAGAAAACGGAAGGCAGGTAATCCAGGCGGAAAACCTACGATGGTAGCAACCTTCAAGAAAAAGGAAGAATAATATGTACATAGATATTCTAGGTTGGTCAGATTACATAAGAGTTCATAATATCAAACATCTGCCATTAAATGAACAGATGAAACGATATAACTATTATTTAATGGAACAACAAGCAGTAATGTCAGTAACAACCGCAGCATCCGCGGCAGGTCGTGGTACTTCTCCAACTGGACTTCCATCAAACTGTATTGAATTTGTGGTAAATACTACTACGGGTGGAACTACATTTACATTAAACATTACTACTTCGTCACCTACTAATGTGGATATTACTTGGGGTGACGGAAACACAGAACAAGACTCTGTAGATGGTGCGGATACATTAACACACACATTCCCAGAATCAAATACTGAATATACCGTTCGTATGTGTTTTGATGACGTATCAGTTATTACCGCATTAGATTTCCCAGGAGACGATTAATATGTCATCAGTGATAACTTCTATAACAGGACTACAAAATTTATCTAATCTTTCAGAACTTAGAGCAGATTTCAATGCGTTGACATCTATTGATTTATCTGGAATGTCATCACTTACTATTGTTGATGTAAGTGACCAAGATTCAATCGTAGACGGTTCAAATTGTTTAACATCTATTAATTTAAGTGGATGTACATCTCTCGGAGAGCTTCGTCTTGATGACAGTAATTTTTCAGCAGGACTTCCTGACTTATCGGATTGTACTTCTTTAACATTCGTAGATTTTGACCAATGTGGTTTAGTTGGTTCGGTAGATATAAGTAATTTACCTGCATTAGAATTTATTGATTTCAATGGTAATTTAGGATTAACGCAATTAATTATATCTTCTTCGCAACCATTGGGTGATAATGGAAATGAAGTAATATTAGATAGTTGTGCATTTTCACAAACTGAAGTAGATAACATACTTTTAACATTAGCAAGTAGTAGTGTTAATAGTGGATATGTTAATTTAAATGCCAATTCAGGAACTAATTCAGCACCAGGTGCAGCAGGAAGAGAAGCGCTTTTTGTACTTGATTCAAAAGGTTGGAATTTTAATGTTGAAACTGGTAATCATACTATGTTGACATTGGCATACGAAGTAACAGAAAGTTTGGTATGTGCTAGTACTAATACAAACACATATTACATTGTATCTGGTTCATCACTAACTATTGGTAATAAATTATATACTAATTCGGATGCATGGAATCCAGCGATTAATGGTTGGTATGCTACTGGTTCTCTTAAGTTTCAAGTAAGTGGTAGTGGTACAATCGTAACAACTGGTAGTTGTGTATAACTTATAAAGAGTATTAATTATGGAACACATGACTGAAGCTTGTTGGGAAGGATATAAGCAGGTTGGAATGAAGGATAAGGGTGGTAAGATGGTTCCAAACTGCGTCCCCATTAATGAAGAAGATATTATTGAAGAATATTGTCCACGTTGTCTCGCAATGGAAATCATGCGGGCACAAGGTCAACCTCTTCAAGAAGCAGAATATCACGGTCGTAAGGTTCCACTTGGAAAACCAATGCGTGGGGACGTAAAGAAGTTCAAAGTATTCGTCAAAGACCCAAGTACTGGAAACGTCAAGAAGGTCAACTTCGGTGATAAGACAATGAGAATTAAGAAGTCTAATCCAGCTCGTCGCCGTTCATTTAGAGCACGTCACAATTGTGATAACCCAGGCCCACGTACCAAGGCTCGTTATTGGTCGTGTAGGAAGTGGTAATATGAAAGTCTCCAGAAAGATATCAGATGCTATTATGAAAAAAATGGGATATAAGTTCAATCCCGACGAATTTCATATGGGCATGAATGTAGAAATGGAACATCAAGATGTGACCAATGGAAATGTGGTAAAAACAGCAAAAATAGCAGCCGCCCACTTGACAGAAAAGCCAAACTATTATACATTATTAAAGAAGTACGTAGAAAAGAAAAAAGATGAACAACTCGTAGGACCTGGTGGGGCAATTAATGCAGCACCAAAACCACAAGACGTTAAGAAAATGCGTAAGGCATTAGACTCGGAGAAATAAGATGGCACAATTAAAAGATTTACTCAACGAAGTTACCAGTCAAGTTCCACGACGAGTTCAATTGATGCGAGTAGAAGCAGTATTGGAAAATCTCGCACCACAACTTAAGGAAGCAGACCAAAAGAAGTTAGCAGAAGTATATGTCGAATTAAAACAATTAGCAGAAAGTTTCAATATGACTCCATATACCATTTTCAACGCAGAACAATGGAAGTTGTTAGAAATGGTATTAATTGGTAAAGTCGCAGAATTTAAACTCGTTGCGGAAGATATCGCAGAAGATAATAAAGATGTCGATTGCTGGCCATTGGCAACAGCGCTCGACACCGTACTCATTTAAGTGAGGGGTTATGGCAGACACTAGTGTATTTGGTCGTCTACGGAGACTGTTTTCAACAAATGCAGTCGTCCGAAATGTAGGCGGAACGAAGTTAAGAGTCGCAGATACCGACAATATCCAATCGTTTATCAATAGACGAGGTATTGACCGGTATCATCGTGTTTACTCGTCAATGACAGGTGGATATGGTGCAGCTGGTGGACGATATGAATCCGCTGCGGCATTCCAAGGGTCACGATTACAATTGTTCCGTGATTATGATATGATGGATAATGACCCTATTATTTCATCAGTAATGGACATCTACGCCGACGAATCAACCGTTAAAGATGAATTCGGTCAAATACTTAGTATCCGTTCACAAAACGAACAAATTCAAGAAATTCTACATAACTTGTTCTATGATATTCTCAATGTAGAATTCAATCTCTGGCCTTGGGTCAGAAACATGGTCAAGTATGGAGACTTATTTTTATTCTTAGACATTGATGAAAAGTACGGTGTTGTGAACGCTGTACCATTATCCATATACGAAACTATTCGTGTTGAAGGACAAGACCCAGGCAATCCATTCTCTGTCAAGTTTAAAATTGAAAATGATTTCTTAAATTTAGGTAAGAAAGAACTTGACAACTACGAAGTTGCCCACTTCCGTTTATTATCCGATACCAACTTTCTTCCATATGGTAAGGCAATGATTGAAGGTGGTCGCCGTATTTGGAAGCAACTTCAATTAATGGAAGATGCGATGTTGATTCATCGTATTATGAGAGCACCAGATAAGCGTAAGGTCTTAGTTGATATCGGCAACATCCCACCGGCTGAAATCGATACCCATATGCAACGTATTATCGACCGTATGAAGAAAGTTCCATTGATGGACCCAAAGACTGGTGATTATAATCTTCGATACAACATGATGAACATCACAGAAGATTTCTATCTTCCTGTTCGTGGTAAGGATTCTGGTACAGATATCACCAATCTCCCAGGCCTTCAATTTAATGCAATTGAAGATATCGAATATCTCCGTAACAAATTAATGGCAGCATTTAAGGTACCGAAGTCATTCCTTGGGTACGAAGAAGATAATAGTGGTAAGGCATCGTTGGCAGCACAAGACGTTCGTTTCGCACGTACTATCGAACGTATCCAACGTATTATGGTATCAGAACTCACCAAGATTGCAATCATCCATTTATATGTCCAAGGATTTACTGACGAAGATTTGATTGACTTTGAACTTGAAATGAGTTCACCATCCGTCATCTTTGAACAAGAAAAACTTAATCTTTGGAAGGAAAAGGTTCAACTCGCTAAGGACATCACCGATAGTAAGTATTTATCACGTGATTGGGTATATCATAATATTCTTAATGTATCACTCGACCAAGCCCGTGATGAAGAAGATAAGATTCTTAAGGACGTTGAATGGGTCAGTAAAGTAGACACCGCTGCACAACCACAACAACCACCAATGGGCCCAGAAGCAGGGGCAGAACCAGGCACAGAGCCAGCACCAGAAGGGGGACCTGAAGGTGAAGAACCGCAAAAACTAGATACAGTTGATGCGGTGTTGGCATCACTAGAAGAGCCTACAGAAGAAGAATCAGATTTAGGTGAAGAAGAATTAGAAGAAGCAAAGATGGGGCGTCCACGTACTGGTGTGTCATACGGTCAAGACAGTCACCCAAGAGGTCGTGACCCATTAGGCCATAAAGAAAATATGGATACACTCAAAGGACGCACTCCTCGCAGAGCACCATCACGAAAGTCACCACTTTCTTTAGAAAATCACGAAATTTCATCTCTTATTAAACAACTAAACGC